CCTTGTCGTCCATCACGGCAGCCCACTGCATGATGATGGTGCAGGCTTCCTCTTTCATGGTGAGCCTGCCCAGTTTCTTTGCCGACTCATACGGGTCCACTGACAGGCGAAGATCACCGGGCATGCTGCACCCACTGGTGGCCGGTGCCATGCTGACAGGTGCAGGACTGTGGATAGTCGCACGTGTTGTGCAGTGTGCGGGCCACGTTGTAGGTGCCGATAGCGTTCACGTCACCCGCTGACCGGCAGTTGCGACACATCACAGCGGGTCCTCCCCCCACTTAGTGAACGCATCCTGCGTCCACACGGAATGGTTCTTGCCTTCCGTCAGGCCAAGCGCAAGCGGAAACAGGATGCTGCCCAGGTTGGCGTACAGGTCTTCCGGATGAGACTTACGTTCAGCCTCACCCTTCCCATACACCTCTATGAAAGCCCGCTCCACGAGCACGAGGTAGTCGTGCAGCGTGATGCCCGTTCTCGTCATGCTCACAGGTACTCCTCATCTTCATTCGGCCACACGTCATTCATGTCCGACAAGGTGCGCAGCATGTCCGCTGCAGCCACACCCACATAGATGCCCGCAACGAGAGCGATGCTGACCACCGTGAACTTCACCCAGTCCATGTCCGCCCCCCGTCATAGGTGTTGCGGGTGTCGGCTTGGGCTTTAGCGTTGGAGCGATGCACCCTGCGTGTCAGATCCCACGGGGAATCTCCACCGAGATAGTCCATGATCTTCACTGTCGCCTTGACAACACGCTTGCGTACCGCCTCAGCAGACACGTCATCCTGGTCAGCGATCTCCTGCAACGTCATGCCATGCCGGTAACGCATCTGCAAGGCACGCTCCTCATCCGTGGACAAGGTGCGCAGCGCCGCTGACACGTCAGCGAGCATCGCCATGCGCGAGCCACCCTCACTGGGGATAGACTTGTGCCGGATCTCCTGCTCATCCCCACCACTGGACGCAGCCCACGACTCCACATCCCACACGTCAGGCAGCAACGTTTCCAGCACGGCCAAGTGGTAGAAGTATTGGTCGCTCACGGAACCACTGGATCGTGTGCGTTCGTTCAGCACATACTGCTGGCAGTTGCGCAGCATCACCGTGTACAGCAGGTTCTTCATGTCGGGGTCAGCGGACCAGTCCAGTACGTCATTCTTGTTGGCCGCGATCCATTCAAAGTTCACGGACACAAGTTCGTCTTCGGGAATGATCTGCCGGTGCGACTTGGCTACCCGCTTAGCCACGGCCCGGCCCATCTTCAATGCCGAATCGGGCACGTCCCATGTCATCGGTACTCCACACCCCCGATGCGGTTGCCGATGATGGGATGCAGTAGCGGGGAGCCGTTGTCGATGACCGTGACACCCTGCTGCCAGTTTCCACTGCCAGCCTTGAGGTAGGAAGCAGCCGACAGGCGCATCAAGTGACCGCTTTCGACACCGAACAAGTGCCGGGTGATCTTGCCGTTCACGCTGTTGTGGTCATGCTGCAGCCCCAGCCGGTGCGTGTGTCCACAAACCACGCTCTTACCCCAGCGTTTCGCCAGGCCGAGGGCGGTCCCCCCACTGGTGCGAATCAGTGAACCCTCATCGCCGTGGGCGAGCAGCCAGCCCTTCTCAAACTCGTAGGGCTCGTCATGCCACGTGATGTTGAGTGCGTCCAGGCCAACCAGAGTCGGGTAGTCCAATGCACGCAGGCTTGCCAGCGCGGGTGCGTACTTATGGATGTAGTGACTGATGCGGTCTGTGTGATTTGAGCGCATCAAATGGATGGGTGCGTCGCCCATCACTTCACGGAACTGTGCCAGCACCTTGTGTGTGCGGTCAATGTTCTTCTGCAGAGTTCCGGCGTACTCGCCAGCGGTGCCCTTGTTCCAGCGGGACGGTTCCGGCTGGTCACACTCATCACCCACGATGAGCATGCCCGTAAACTCTTGCCACTCTTCGTCTATCCAAGTGCACACCATGTCCACGGCTCGCTGGTCATGGTCGGGGACTTGCAGGTCAGGGATTACCACCCAGCGGCTCATCGTTCTCCTTGCTTAGAGGCGTCATCTGGTTACGTGCGGAGTTCCCTGGCCAGTTACCGTCAATGTTCATCACGCCAATCAAGGCGTAGTTGCCGAGGTCAAGCCAACTGTCACGCATCCGTTCCCCGTACAGGTCGGCTTCGCCTTTGCGGAGAATGTTCTTGATGCGTTCCATCTTGTCCGACATGCGCACAATCAAGGCAGTGAGCGGGTCGGGGTATGCGTTAGCGATGTTCAGCGGCCCATAGTCACGATGCCTGCCAAGCATCAGCAGCAAAGCCTCACGGTATGTTTCAGCGGCTACTGCCTCAATGGAGGGATACGCACTAGCAGTGTCCCGTTGCGGCGGTCCATGCGTTGCACTTCCAACCCAATAGAGCGGATCGCGTCGATCAACCGGGCCCAGTCCTCGTCGGTCACTCACTGACACCCACCTTGCGGCGCACCTCAGCGGGACCAAACTTGAGGAACACTTCATTCACATCCATGCCATCCGGCATGAAGATCGGGGTGGCTCCTTGCACACTGGCGGCAATCTTCTTACCGAACTCCCGGCCAGCGGCGTCACCATCACACAGCACAAACACCTTCCTCTCCTCAAACAGCAGCGGGTAATGCGATTGCCAGTTCGACGCACCCGGCACACCCACACTGGGCAGGCCACACAGCCCGTCAGCGACAATGCAGTCCATTTCGCCTTCCGTGATGCACACGAATGGGCTTGGCTTGAGCAGGTTGCCGACACCGAACAGGCGGGTGTGTGAGCCAGGCTTCGACAGGTACTTGGCTCTGGCTTCGCCACTGATGTCACGGAACCGCATGTCGATCACGCCACCGTTAGGGGTGACGAACGGTATGGCAAGCCTGCCAATCATGTCCGTGTCACCCGGTTGCGCGTTCGCCACCGTTACGAAGCCGAGGCGGTATGTACGCGCGGTTTCCAGTGGTATGCCGCGAGCCGCCAGATACGACTCGGCTAGATGTATGTCCGCTTCGTATGCTTGAGTCGCCTGCTCCAAAGAGTTGCGCTCCGATACGCTTGGCATCTGCAAAGTTCACTCCTTCGTGGTGCATGATCACGTTGTATGAGTCGCCCTTGAAGTCGCAGGCCATACAGCGGATCACCTGCAGGTCATAGTTCACGCGGCATGAGGCGTGCCGTTCGTCATGCACGAGGCAGCGCACACTGCGCCAGCCAGGATTCTCGGCGGGTGGTTGCCAGCCGTAGTGATCTAGCACCGAGTAGAGGTCAGGCTTATCGGTGGTCATGAAGCCACCAGTCGTACTCTTGGATGACGTAGGCCCTACCCACTCCGGCCATGCGGCGCTTCGCCAGCACGACTGGGATCACAATGTTGGGGTCCAGGCGGTTTAGGGTGGCGTAGTTGTCGGCTTCGATAGCCGCCTCGGTGACCCATCCGGCTAGGTCTAGGGCCCGCTCAGCCTTGCACTCAAAGACATAGTGCACGGGGGTCACCGCGCGCGCGGGTACACGGATCACTTTGTCGCCTATGTCTTTGGCCCCGTTGGGGGACAGGCGTGTTACGTCGAAGCCTTGTTCGATGTCATAGTCCCGAGTGTCGGTTTCCCACTTCGACCCTTTGCGCTTGCTGGGATTACTCACGCTGCCTCACCTAGATCGCTGATGGTCATGGTGGCGGGCTCCCATGACAGCCACGTCACGTCCTGCCCGCCAGGGGAGGCGGGACCGTAACGGTTCTTGACGGCGCACACGCCGATGAAACCGGGCTGCTCGTTGGTGAGAGTCATGATGAGCGCGGGGACGGCACTGATCTTGCCTTGCAGTGACCACAGGGGAGGGGCTTGACCGCCGAACGACTCCTGCCGGGTGTGATGAAGCACAAGCACACTGGCGTTGGTGTCCCGCGCAAACCAGCGAAGTTCCCTCATCAAAGTTTGTAGTGCCTGCCACGTGTCACCCGTGTCGAAGGCCACGTCTTGCGCGTTGTCGATCACGATGAGGGCGGGGTCAGTGCCGAACTCACGGAAAGCGTTGATGCTGTTCTCAATGTATTCCAGCGTGGGGGCACTGTTCGTTTCCACGGCCACGTGGGAAAAGCCCTGCAACACTTGGCTGGCCCACACTGGATCATTGGTGCGTGCCGATTCGGCGGACTGCTGATCCATGCCGGTGAGCATGGATAGGGCACGGATCTCCACGTTCTCCCGTGTCGTATCGGCGCTGAAATACAAGGTGGGTAGACCGCACCGGACAGCGAGGGCCAGAGCAATACTGGACTTCCCGCTGCCCGGTGCGGACCCGATCATGCTCAACTCACCACGGCGCAGGGTGATGCCACGTTCCGCCAGGGAAGGGAACATGCCAGGCAGGGAGGCAACCGCCTGGCGAGGCATCAACACGGCTTGATGAAGGAAGAGCATGACGACTATTCCCTAGACGCTGATCTTCTTGTCGCACTGCTGGCCGCGAGGCTGAGCGCAGGCGTAGAAGGCGCGGTAGGGCTTGCCGGTTGCCTTGCTGACACCGGCCTGGACGAAGCGCATGGGGATGCCGCAGTTGCACAGGTGCTCATCACCCTGAACGGGTGCAGGTGCAGCGGGCTGCGGTGGCTGCTGTGCCGGTGCTGCCACGGGCACATGCTGTGCCACGGTGGAGGCGGGGACGATCTGTGACTCAATGGCCACGATCTTTGCCAGGAACTCGGGGAACGCATCCAACTGGTCAGCGAAGTCGCCGCCGTTCTCAGCGTAAATGTTGAGCAGGGTTCCTGCCGGGGTCTTGAAGTTCGCCTGATAGGCGATGCCTTGCGTAGCGGACACGGACGGTACTCCTAACATGGTAGATGCTACTAACGGGAAAACGAAGGGGCAGTCCCGCCGACTGCCACGCAGTGCTCACGCACTGAGCATGACCCGCACATGGCGGTGACATGAGGCACGAACACCTCATCCTCAATGGCTTCGCGTGCCTTCCCGAACCACTGCGCGAGCAGGTCGGGGGTGTAGTGCAGCAGGCTGGCTTGGGGTGTGAGTGTGGCGCTGCGCGCCATGTAGTACCTGCCGATTGAAGGCATCACCTCTAGCGCCTGGTAGGCACCGTGCGCGTAGGTGCCCAACTGCAGGGTCCACGCAGGGGTGTGGCTGCCCGTCTTGATGTCATGGACTTCCACCTCCCCATCAGGGTTCGCCATTACCCGGTCGATAAAGCCACGGATCTCCACTCCACCGATGCTGATTTCAAAGGCGGTTTCCACACCGAGCAGGGTCCAGCCGGTTGTCAGCAGTGTGTGCATGTGCTGCGCATATGAACGCACCATGTCTAGGCCGTTCTGTTCCCACCACGTGCGGTCTTCCTTGTTGGGCCACTGCTTGCTAACTCGGCCACCGGCTCGCACATCGTTGAAGTCAGTGACGGTAGCGATCTGCTTGTCCCACGCCTGCTGCCACGCCTCTTCCGGCGTGTCAATGGCACCCGTGTCCAGCAGTTCAGTCGCCTCATGCACGGCTGAACCACCCAGCAGATACCAGGCTTGCTGCTGATGCACGCCGACCACTTTCTGCAGGCGGTACTTCTCGCCGCAGGTAAGCCACGATTCCAGGCTTGAGAAAGACAGGTACTTGCTGCCTGTCAATGCTTCCAGGCTACTCACTCTGCCTTCTCCAACCTGAGCACGAACACGTCGAAGTTGCCGTTACTGGCGTGGTCCCACCAGTCAACGCCTTGACCTTCCATGACGTAGCCCTGCTCTTCGTAGGTGTCGATGATGCGGTCGTAGTCGTCGCTCTCCCAGTCACCGAAGCCGATGATCACGAGGATGAGGCCAACCTTGACGTGGGCCAGCCAGCCAGCCTGCCCACTGGGGGCTTCGTCCTGCACGTTCAGAGCGGTGATCTTGCCCACATTGGTAGCATGCATCATGTTCCCCCTAAAGTCCAATCGTTCGCCAAGGAATCCGTACGCAAGTTGAGCGCAGATCCCAACATCGCGCAAGGGGCATAAACGGCGTGTCCCGCCTGTCACACGATTGGACATTTCCGAAATGCCGTGACTAGACTGTCCTTTCGTGGGGGGTTGGTAAGGGAAAAGCCCTGCAAACAAACAGAAAAATAGCCCCGGCCCATGAGGGCCGGGGCATAAACATTTGCAGTTACGAACATGCAGGCTCAGTCTTCTGGGTAATGCAGAAACACCGGCTTCCGTCTGATCGGAATGTCTTTCGGGTCTGACGCTTCCCTCGGCACGTAAATGATACGTGGCACTGAATCCGCACAATAGGCGACAACGGCGTCCTGTTCGCCCAGTTTGTCCAGCCAGTTGTTGAGGCGGGTGTTCTCATCCGGCGTCAGTTCCTCACCGGCACGCCGCCTGCCCAGGAGCCTGAGCATGCGAATCCCGTAGTGCTTCAAGTCTTTCCCGTTCAACCGCCACGGGATTTCCTCTGAGTAGCGGCGCTTCTCCTCCGTCAGCCCAGCCCTTGATAGGGCCACGCTGACTGCCGCACGGGACACCGGGTATCCGGTGTCCTTCGACACCTGCTGAGCAATCTCCGTATGCGTCATGCCCGCTTGTACCATTTCTAGCAGTTTGTCCGCATTGGGAAGTATCTGTGGTCTTGCCATAATGTTGCCTCCTGCGGGCATTGTTGCATGACCCTGGGGGTGAACACTACAAACAGCAAGCAAATGACTGGTCAAAGTGTCCGAGGCGGGACTTGAACCCGCACAGCCCGTAAAGGCCACTGGCACCTCAAGCCAGCGCGTCTGCCAATTCCGCCACCCGGACGAGTGCCGCATCAGGGTAGCAAGTCCAAAGAGCAGATAGACTAGGGGGCGTCAACTAAACAGCGGGCCGCTAGTAACTGATCCCCACAGGTTCAACATGGTTCATGTACAGGCATTGGAAAGGGCAGTGTTTGCCCACGTCAAAGCCGCATATCTTTTATGAACCCAACTGCAAGAGTGTGGCATGCTACGAAAGCCACACACGGCAGGCTGTGGCAGGTTACAATCGGCCCAAAGAGCACCCCGGAGGAGGCTTCAATGAACAGGAACATCCAACCAGCGAGCCTGTCAGCGGCGATAGATGAGTTCGCCGCTCACCTGCGAGCCAAGAGGCGAGCAAAGAACACGGTCGATGGATACGTGTACGTGCTACATAAGGCACTCAAGACGTGGGGTGATATCTCCACGGATGCGATAGAGCCCATCCACATTGACCGCTTCTTCGCGGCAGGCGACTGGGCTGACTCCACACAGAACCAGTACCTCGCCAGCCTGCGTGTCTTCTTCAAGTGGCTGCGGAACTCCCGCTACACCTGGCCCGACCATGACCCCACGGTCACGTGGGAGGTGGCCAGGGTGCGGTCGAAGGACCGCTTGCGCCTGTCGCCGGATGAGTTCTACCCGCTGATGGATGCCTGCAGCCACCCCCGTGATCGGGCAGTAGTGGCTCTGGCCTTGTTCACCCTGCTGCGTGGCTCCGAGATCGCCACCCTCAAGTGGGCTGACGTGGACTTCGGCGCTGGCTTGCTGCATGCGGTGCATCACAAGACGAAGTTGGAGGATGCGAAGCCGATTGGTGAGGAGTTGCGGGAGGAACTGGTGGCTTGGCAGAACTGGTATCGCCTGGATCAAGGCACCATCAAGCCTGAGTGGTTTCTGGTTCCGGCGAAAGGACCGGACTTCTATGAGCAGGACCCGGCAACGAAGCGGCTTGTGCGGGACACCCGTAAGCCAGCGCACCTCAAGCCGACGAAGAAGTTGGGCAAGCCGTATGAGGTGATCAAGAGGCCGTTGAAGGCTCTCGGCTACGACACCCACTGGGAGGGTGTGCACACCTTGCGGCGTTCCGGTGGCTCTGCCCGCTTCCAAGAGTTGCGAGGTTCGGAGGGTGCGGACTTCGCCATCATGGAGGTGGCCAGCCTTCTCGGGCACACCGACGTGAAGGTGAGCCAGCGGTATATCGGTTGGAATATCGCCAAGGAGCAGCGCAACGAGTCGATCATTGGCAAGCGTATGTATCCGTCAATCCAGCGGGATAGTAGGATTCGCCTTGTCAGGGGAGGCGAGCATGGCTCAACGTCTTAGTGTGGTGTGTGACGGCTGCCAGGTGGAGGGGCCCACAGAGCGGTTCCGGATCAAGAACCGGCATGGCACGGAGTGGTTCATGGACTACTGCCCCGACTGTGCGTGGCCGCTTGAGCGGGGCAAGGGCGTGAACCTGCCTAAATCAACTAGGTATCAAAGGTTCAAGGTGACTCACCTACCACCCCAGACAAGGCGTAAGTAGCACGGGCCCTAGCATGCCCGTAGGAGGCCACAGGAGCCCCGTAGAACGACGAAAAGGCCCGGACCCCTACATGGAGTAGGGTCCGGGCTCTGATCGCCTGAGAATGGCTCTATTTGATGATGCTTGTCCAGCGGTCCAGCAGGCCCCGCCACCCCGAAGGGGCGGTGCCCATCAGTCGGGCCACCCGCTTCCGCTCACGGGCCCGGCTCAACCCACTCGGATCATTCTTTCGGCCAGGCGGCAACGCATAGTCTTTGTGGAAGTCAAGAGCCTGCATCGGGTCCAGGCCGTAATGCTTCATGATCGCTGCCGTCCCACGACGCAGCGAATCCAACTGAGCCTTCTCCCACTTTTCCCCAAGAGTCATGTCAGTCTCAATGCCCAGCAAATACTGATTGCCAGTTGAGTTCGGAGCAATCGGACTAGCGCCTACCCCGGCATGGTTCGTCTGGCCAGCCGCGTAAACCCACCACTTGCCACGCCGATCCACCCAAATCGCGGCACACGGAGCCAACTCCGAATACATGCACCACTGCAAAGCACCAGGGCTATCGCCCTCCGGGCTCGCATCGTGATGCCACATCACACCACGCAGTTCACGGTAACCCAGGCCATTCCAGCCCACGCCCTTCCACCGCTTACCCGCATACCGCCCGTACTTGTAGGTCAATCCCTCAGCATCAACACCAGCCTGACGGAGCACCTTCACCAGATCAGTCAGCCACACACCCGTAGCCAAGATCAGTCCTCATCCCAAGGCAGCGGCTCAACAACCGCCTCGCCAGCCAGCGACGGGCCCTCAAACGGGCCCAAGCGCAGCGACGCAACCGAAGTCAACACCGACACGAGAGCAGCCGTGCCCGCCACACCAAGAGCCTGCTGCCAATCCAGCGTCAGCACCGTGACACCGGCCACGAACAAAGCCACAAGCGCCTGGCAGAAAGTCTTTGCAGCCCGCTCGCCAGTAGCCAGCCAGAAATGCTTATCAGTCAACAAGGTGATCCAACTCTCCGTCGATACGAATGATCTCCTTCTCAATCCGCACAATGCGGTCAGAGATCACATCCACTTTCTGATGCAAGTCACCAAGTGACTTGCCGCCGTTACGCGGCGTGCGCTGATCTATGTAATGTTCAAGCGGACGCACAATCAGGAAGCGACCCACAGCCGCCACAGCACCCACCACTGCAGCGATGACACCAATCAAGATGCCGACATCCTGAGCAATCTGAATCCAGTCCGGAGTCTCATACATCAGATCAGCCTCAACACCACTTGGCCGACACCGCCAGCATTACCGTTCGCACGAGTCGGGGGAGTGGTGCGCTGCAGCGACACCCGCTCTATGTAAGCCTCAGCCACTTCACCCGTAGTGAAGTCACGCCACAACACCACGCCAGCAGAAGACTCAAGATCCTCAAGAGCCTTCAAGCGCAGATAAGCACCGCCCACCTGGCCATGACGCAAGCCCTTGCGGTCAGTCTCGAAATCGAACAGCATGACCACGGCCTGCACTAGACGACTGCGCTTCGGTGCAGGCACCGCACGCACCTGATAACCCACCACCGAAGGTGACGTAGCCTGCCCCGAAGGGGCCACCAGTCGCACAGCCACAAACAGTTCCGCCTCCGGATTAGGAGACACCGCAGCCAAAGAGCCATACGAGTCATAGGCAGTGCCATCAACACCGATGACACGACTCCACACAGAAGGAGCCGTCGTGTCACGAGTGGAGGCATAAGCCTCAGCAGACCCCGTAGATGCACGCTTCACAATCAAACGCACATCCCGCCACGCCTTCGGCTCAAGAGTGCCAAGACGGATACGGCCAGACTCAAGCCAACCCTCAGACACGAGCGTGGACTTCTCGCGGAACAAACCAGCACCATCCACCGCGAACCACACCCGGCCACCAGCAAGAGTCACCTGCGTAGCCGAACCAGCCGTACCTGCAGGGGCCACAAGATCCGCCGCATAGGCGTACCGCAACTGGCCAGAATCAAGAGGCTGGCCAAGGTCAATGCGGTACAGGCCAGCCCGCTTCACCCGGTTACCCGCATCAGCATCAGCGGCACCCGTCGCATACACGTAGCGGTCCACAGCAACCGCATCCTTAGATCCGCCAGCAATCTCCACAATCAGCGGACCCATACTCAGGCTTCCGTCTGACTGAATGGCAGCGATACGCACACCCTTGCTCGTGCCCACAATCAGGAACGAGCCAATGTAGGAGTACGTGCTAAGCACAGTCTCACCGCGAGGCAGTTCAGCCACCACCACCGGCTGATCCAACTCAACAGCCGTAGTCGAAGCAGTCACACCAATGTTGAAAATGGCAGACGTATCACCGGCATAGCCGGACGCATAAATGCTTGCAGGTCCCTCAGCGAAATCAGTCCACGTCCACGAAGACACAGGATGCGTGTACAGAGCAGCAGGCAGCGCTGCAGGGGCACCAGAAGGTGACAAGTCAGTCACCTCATGGATCGCCGCACCTGTCGCCACCATGAGACGCTGCTTCACCCAGCGCACAAGGCCAGCAGCAGAAAGTTCATAGATCGCGGAGCCCGCACTAGACGGCAAGTTGCCCTTGTAAATCTTGTCGTTGTCGCACACGAAGTATTGGGAGCCGTTAGAAGCCAGGCTCGTGATCGCGTTAGACCCGCCCCACGTCACAGCACTACTGCTACCCGACGAAGGCTGATACGTCAGGTCAATGCCCTGCCCATACAGCACACCCGTATCCACACCGATCAGCACCGGGCCAGCGCCCGTGTCCGTGACCAGTCGCTCCGTGTCATGCAGTAGCCGTAACTCGCCAGGAGTCCACGGGTCCACGCCACCAGATGCAGCGAAGCGGAACCGAGCCTCAGCATCATTCACTTCCAGAGGCTCAGCGGAAGTCAGCCCAGCACCGTAATGCCAAGAAGACTGCGACCGAATCCAGAACCCCGAATCAAGGGACTGCTCGCCCACATCACGTTGACTATCGACCCGCTGCCTACGAAACTCAGACGTTTCCCTGCGCATCGGATACTGGTCCGACAAAGCAAACAGGAAAGGCAAGCCACCCACACTGCAATCCCATGCCACGTTGCTAGACACCGTGGCCTGAGTGGGGCTAGAAGCACCCCGGCCAGTCAGGTCAAAGACCACATCCTCAGTGATGTCAAACGACGGCACCAGTGCTCCTCACAGTACGGCGGGCATGCAGAAGAAGGCCGGGCCCGAAGGCCCGGCCCCCCACCACAAACATCAGGTCAGGTCAATCCACACGTAGCGGAACGTTGCCGCAGCCTCGTCAATAGGCGAAGCCGTCACGTTCGTCGCATACACCGTGACCGTATTGGAGGCCGTCACAGCGGCCCCACCGAACACAAGGCCAGTGGTGAGAGCAGGCGGATTCACAATCACGACATCGCCAGAGGCAGCGCCAGTCAGCGTGAACGTGGCCGAACCAGTCGCACCAGCAGCAATCTCCGGCAGATTCACAGACGCCGTAGCCGTCGCAATCAGGGCCTTCTGCGCCGCACCCTTGCCCACATAGCGGGCATCCGACTCCTCAACACTGACACGACGGTCAGGGTCCGAAGACGGGGTGAACACGAGAGCCTGGCCATCCTTGATACGCACAGTGCGAGTGCCATCAGGAGTGTTGGCAACCTCAACACCGTTGCGCTTCACAGAGATGACAACATCCGTGTCCCTGCCGATGTAGTACGACTTGCTCGCAGTGATCGTGTCAGGGAAAGACGCAGCCGAGGTAAGAGCCTCGTCCGTGTACCAAGTCCCGCCAGTGAACGTGACAACGAATGTCTCGCTACGCGGGTTATCGACGCGAACTTCGCCTCCGAGAGAGGACATATGTATCTCCTTGCTAGTTATCGGTATACCGTGGAAAGCGAGGGGTGCCCCTCACAGAAGTGACTTGAGTTCAGTCGTCGTCAAAGTCGCCGTACAGGATCGTCCAGATGTCGTCATCCATAGAGACTCCTGTTCAGAAATCGGCACGATCGTGCCGAAACCTTCAATATGGGGAATCGGTAGCAAAGGTTTTGGGGCTAAACGGCACGAACGTGCCGAAAGTCGGGGTAATGCCTAAGCCGGAATAGCGCGTCCGTTATTGCTGGATAAACGCCGGAACAGGCTGCCCGTTATTCCGGCTTACGCCGTGTCGCTAACGTGACGGTTCGCGACTACTCATTACCGGGGGATAAACCCCGCCTATGAGAAGTGTCCGAAACTCTTACGTTAGAGGCGGGCGCTATCCCTGCGACTGGCGAGTGCTTGCGCCACCTCTTGCCGCGCTTGCTGCTCCGCCCGACGCCATGCGTCAGCGTAGAAGCGGGCGATGTCGTCGCGCTCTAGGTGAAGTGGCATGTCAGTAATCCCTAGGTTCCGAACTAGACGCCTAGGAGGGCGGCGGCCTCGTCTGCGGTGAGGCCGAGGGCTTCCAGCTTGGCGACAGCCGACGCCTTGGCGGCAGCCTTGGCCTCCTCGGCA